GTCTATACTATTGTTGGATGTGACGAATTATTAATAGTCTGCCAGCTTCTTCATCTTGTTCTGATCCTGCCAGAGCAGCTTCTTAGGCGTAGCCAGGTAGCCAGGGATTGCCAGATCAGCGTTTGCCCAGCCTTCGTTGCCCTTCTTAGTGTGTGTGTGGAAGATAAATCCGGTGAACTTTCCGCGCACCTTAGACACCTTGCATTCCCAGGCGTCGCTGTTGGTGGTGAGTACTAGGGTCATGGTTTCTCCATCTTGTCCGATCGCTCCGCAAACCTCAACATTATGCTCAGCGGTGTAGGCCTGTGCCTGAGGTGCTACGCGGGTGATGAATTGGTCCATGTTTTCGCCAGGGTTGCTGGTCAGAGTCATCAGTATTAGGGTGGCGGCGGTGGCAGCAAGCATTGTCGTTCTCCGGTTGGGTTGGTGTTGCTCAGTGAGCACAGATTCTCATGGCCTGACGTCCTTGTCAAGCAATTTTACAAACAATTTTATGAACGGGTTTAAGGAGGTAGGATGGCAATTGTCAACATCGATATAGATACAGTTCAGCCGAATGGGAAACTGGGGGATCCCGCAAGAACGGCCTTCAGCAAGGTGAACGCGAACTTCGCTGATGTTCAGGGGCAAATCACTGCTGAGGTGTCGGCCAGGCAGTCAGCAGTGTCATCAGTGCAGACCACACTTGCAACAAAGGCAGCGTCCTCTGATCTTGCAGCAGAGATTTCGGCAAGGCAGTCAGCAGTGTCATCAGTGCAGACCACACTTGCAACAAAGGCAGCGTCCTCTGATCTTGCAGCAGAGATTTCGGCAAGGCAGAGTGCAGATACCTCTATATCCGCCACGGTCACAGCACAGGGGCAGGCTATCAACCAGAGGGCACTTAGCACGGACCTGTCGTCTGAGATCGCCTCAAGGCAGGCAGCAGACACCGCCCTGGGCGCGCGGATTGATGGGGTAACGGCTATGACGGGCCGCAACCGTCTTCTTAACCCAGGGTTTTCCAGGGTCTCGCGAGGCGCCTCTGGTAGCTTTAGCAACTCCAGTGCGGAGACCTACACAGCAGACCAGTGGATCTGCGGCGGGTTAAGCATGTCTGGCAATTGGGGCCGCGGGCAGCTCACAGGCACAGGAAATACATTTGCAGAGGGCCGCAACTATTTTGCGTTTAATGTAACCTCTGCAAACCTCGCGTGGCTGGGGCAAAAGATTGAGGGTGTAAACACCTTGTCTGGTGGCAAGGCCACACTAAGTGTATGGCTGCGCTCAACTGTTGCAGGCAAGCGGCTGGGTGTGCGAATTGTACAATCTTTCGGGACAGGCGGCAGCCCGTCTGCTGCTGTTGAGACGGTTGTTACATCTACGCCGTTGACACTGTCCACGACATTCCAGAAGTTTACCTTAGTCTTTGACGTTCCGTCCGTGTCGGGTAAGACCCTCGGCACGAATAACAATGACTACCTGTATCTGGTGTTTGACATTGCAGGAAGTGGCTATGGTAATGCACTATCCGGCCAGACTGGTCAAATTGAGTTCGCATTCCCGCAGCTGGAAAAGGGTTCGGTCGCAACAGATTTCGAGGCACGCTCACCCGGGCTTGAGAAGTCTTTGTGCGAGTGGTACCTGAAGGCGGGCTTTATTGCTCTGCGTGGTAACGGGCAGGGCAATGCAGGCACTGGCACTTTTATTGCGCATGAGATGCGTGCGGCGCCTGCAATCACATTCCAAAACACGTCCTATGCATACAACTGCTCTGGAATTAGCTACGCCGCCTACGCCAGTGGGTCTGAGGTGTTTGTAAATGCTACAGGTGTTTATGCATTTTCTTCTAACTACATTATGTCGGCGGAGCTGTAATTATGCGTATGTATAGGCAGGTGAGTGTGTACGGATGGTACGTGGACCCCGACCGGATTATCCAGGTTAAAGACGATGCGGGGAATGATATGTTTTTTGGTTTTGAACGCGAACACGAAGTGTACTGGGGAGAGTACTCTAGGTGGCTGGCAAAAGGTAACAAGCCTCTGCCGCCAAATGATATGGGGATATATCCTGCTGAGGATAATTGAGATGCATAGGGGGAGTCAATGTCAAATAGAGATGTACAAGATGTGGCGGTAGTTGGGAGCCTGGGCGCAGGCAGTGTCTATATCAACTTCATCAGCACATACGGTTCGGTGCTGATCACGTCTCTTGCTATCCTTGTCGCGGGTATTACACTCGTGCTACGTGTGCAAGAGTTTATCTACAAGCACAGGAAAGAGAAGAAGAGGATTAAAAATGAGCGAATCCGGGAAGCAGCAGAGCTGGGCATGGAAGATAATAGCGCTCGGCGGTTTAGGGTTGTCGGCAGCGGGGGTAGTAGCGATCAGCAACCATGAGGGTCTCAGGTATGAAGCCTACCCTGATCCGGCCACACATGCTGCTCCGTGGACTATATGCTACGGCCACACGGGTACTGAAGTAAAGCCAGGTCTGGTAGTAACACAGAGCCAGTGTGATAAGTGGCTTGCCCAGGACTTGAAGAAGGCTGAGCAGCAGGTGCGGGGCGTTGTCAAGGTTAGGATCACACAAGGAGAGCTTGATGCGTATACCTCATTTGTCTACAACGCAGGTATTGGCAATTTCCGCAGCAGCACTATGCTCAAGCTGCTTAACCAAGGTAGGCGCAAGGAGGCCTGTGATCAGTTCCCCCGCTGGTCCTATGCCAACAAGATCAAGCTCGAAGGACTGGCTAAACGGCGATATGAAGAACGGGCTATGTGCCTGAGAGGAGGTTTATATGTCAATGCTCCTAATATGGAAACGCATTGAATTGATTGTGGGTCTGGCATTGCTGATGACCGTAGCAGTCCTGGCTGTGCAGGTGACAATGGCACGTAAGCACGCTGCGCGTGTGCAAGAGCAGGTATTTGCCGTTACAGCCGAGCTATCAGCCGAAAAGCAGCACTCACGCGAGGTTGAAAAGATCAATAAACAGAGGGAGATTAAAAATGCACAAGTTTCAACCGCCCTGGAAGCTAACCCTGAATGGTCTGCTGATGTGTTGCCTGATGATGTTGCTGCCCAGTTGCAGCACCCTTCTGGGACCTCCAGAGCAGTACCTCCGCCCTTGTGAGGTGTCATATCTTCCCAAGGGGCGGGCGGCGACACAGGCGGATCTGGTGCGTCTAGCAGTCGATCGGGAGTTTGACGTGCGTAAGTGTAACGCCGATAAGAGTGCTATTAAGGCGTTTTACGAAGGGTATTGTAAGGCCAAGGGCTGCAAGGTAAAGTACGGCAGTGATGCGAAATGAATTGGGGAGAGGGAACTAGGCCTTTATTGGGCTTAGACCCTCTCCCTTTTTTTTTCATTGCTTAAACCTCTTGGGTCCTTCCTTGGTAGGGGTTATGAATCCGCTCTTGAAGAAGAACTGATTCACTACCGCCACAGCTTCAATCCAGTTAGCGTAGGCTCGACCACTTGAGGCCAAGGGCAGCGGGTCATTGCAGAGCGCTAGGATCTTGTAGATTTCAGAACTGGTCATTGCCACACCTCATCAAAGTCATCGTTTGCACCCATCCCACCCAGCAGCATCAAATAGTCCTCATCCTCAGTGCTTACACCCAGGAGCTTGTCGATCCACATCTCTTGCTCACGCTGTCCTAGGTTTGTGAAGTCTACCCCGTAGGCTGCCGAGTAATTCTGAGCCATGGCCAGGGTGAAGGTATTGTTGTCCATTGCCGATCTCCAAAATTAGTAGGTTATGTTGTGGGGCCAGAAACGAAAAAAAGCGCCCTTGTCCCTGACCACGAAGATAGGATCGCACCTATCTCCGCCAATGTCAAGCAACAAGGGCGCATGTATTCAACTAAAGTTCAGCTAAAGAAAAACTCGGCATCCATCACACTTCCAAGATACAGGCTGCCAGGCTCCGGCCTTGGCAAGTCTATACAGTTACTTGCAGCAAACTCGGCCAGCACATCGTGGTTCTCATACATTTTCACAAACTCGGCTCGCAACACCCTAGCCAGCGTTGCTGCGTGACAGGCGTGTACAGCGTACGAATCGTGGATCATCGCAAAGTCTTTGATTCCTACAGCAGCACAGGCGTTGACTGTGGCGGTAAGGTGGCTTGCGTCCAGGCTATGCACGCAATTTGGCGCAGCCCCAGCAGCATGTTTCTTAGCATCTGGCACATCCCCCGGTACATACACACGAATCTGCGCAGCCCCGGCCATCTTTGTGCGGACCTTCTTCACCTCTACCTGGTTGTAGACCTGCCACACAGGGAAGCCTGTAGGTGTTGTCCAGTGCAATGCAGGTGCACCGCCCTTGATAGCCGCCTTAGCAGCTTCCTGCAACCAATCCATGCCCTCGCGTGCCTTAATAACAGTCTCCCCAATCGCAGGCCATATAAATCTACTCAGCAGCTGTGCTGCCTTGTTGTATTGATCTGCATCGAACTCAGGGGCCTTGCCTTTTCTCAAGTAGTCATCCCGGACGAACCCTGCGGAACTAAATCTTGTTGAACCATACGGCAAGGTCATCGTGCTCCGCTTGGTGATGCTCCTGTTGATGCCGTGTGTCAGCCACTTCTCAACCAACCCATCTTGGTCTCTCTCTGCATCCTGAAGCCTCTCCTGAGTCCTCTTTGCCACGATGGCGTAGATATCGGAAGGCACATCCGCAGGCAGCAGGTTAGTGGCTGCACCACCAATCTCGTCACGTAGCATAGCTGAAAAGTGCTGTAGCCCATTACAAGTACCGTCCATATCAGCGGACACACGACTAACAAATTCTGGTCCCTGCTCAATGAAGTCTCTATACTCAAAACACCACGCGAGGAATTGCAGTGGCTTACTTGCGGACTTCCACAGAAGTCCCGTTAATGGATCAGTTGCCGCGGCCAATATCTCGCCATGGTTGTCGTGGCACCATTGAACCCTCTCATCCAATGAGACCTTATCATAACCAAACCTGTTTGCACCTGTGATCAGGAACCAATCGACCGCATTCGCATCCGTGAGGGGCAGGCCCTCAGAGAATTCTAGCAGACACTTCTGCAGATCAGAACCCTGAGGGTTGATGCCTGACCCCATTGCATACTTGCGCCCACGGAAATCGCAAAAGTAGACGAAGTAGATGGCCGGATAAGGCTCGAACTTTTTTGCAACGTTGCTTACCTGTCTGTACCTGTTCTTTGTCTTGCGGTACTCTTCCTTGACCCACCTGGGCGCATCGTCATCTGGCACAGCTACAATCTCGTCAATGCTTATCTTGCCTGCTATCTTTTCAAGCGCAGCCAGCATCCTTGCATTGACTCTCCAAGCAGTCCCTTGCAAAGAATTGATACATGCTAACTCCTGACTCAAGTCTGCCGCCTGGAGTGCCCGGTGGTAGTCTCCTTTGCCCTTGATGACATATGGCATCAATCTCCGCATTTCTGTAGTATGCCAGCCGCCGTTTGCATAGGTTGTCCACTGTATCGGCTGCTCAACACAGGGCAGGTAGTATGCTGCCCGCTCAATTGTTTTTTCTGTGATATCCTCAATCAGGCTGTGTGCATCATCTGACAATGCCAAGGTGTCATCATTGATCGTGGATACCACGTTACAGACCATCAGGGCCTGCAAGGCTTGTAGGCCTGCAATCTGCACTCTCTCCAAATCCCATAGATCCAATTGCAGCCCATGTAGTCCTGCTGCGTCCATAAATACTTGTAACCGGTACTTCATCCTGCCAAATAGATTACGGCCCCGGCCCCTTGACAGCTCATGGAACAGATCTGGATCAAGCGTGTCAAAAGTCTCTAGCAGAATCTCATGGTAGATCGTTGTGCCTAACTGCTCCACAAAATCCCGTCGACTTGGTTGATTTTTCGCAAGTAGGCTTACCAATGCCTGCCGTATCACAAGGTGTGCTAGGCCATCCGACCTAGCATCACCATATACCTTTGCAAGCTCTGTGGATACTGCGCCGAGGTACTTATTATAGACAGCCGCGGCATACGGGTTTTGGTCGGCGGAGCCCTGGGCCTCCATCTCTGCAATACGGGCAGATGCGCGGCCTTTCCCAAAGCCGTAGCACTCTAGTTCTAGCTCGCGCTGTGTTAGCATAGTTGGTCCTGTTAAATTAGTAAGATTTACTCTGCCGCCCTTGGCTTCCATGCCATAATATCATATGGGTGCTGACGCCAATGTTTCCAGTTAACACTACTGATATCGCCTGCGCAGCAGTCTTGTTCCTCGCCGCAGCGGTACTTAACCCGGATAGGTGTACCCCAGGCAACGGGCATCGTTTGGCTCTGGTGTTCGAACCACCCATCAACGGGGCTAGCCCTCTCCTTGTCTTCCGAAATTGGCGTTTCCTTTGTGGGCAACTCTGGCAGCTTTGCATTCCGTGCCAGCGGTGCGCCCGCTCGCTCTAACTCTTCCTGGAGCAGCGCCAGCGCCCGCCACGCTACCTTTGCACTGTGCCTTATACCGTCCTCTGGGTCAATTGTGCCTGAGTCAATCAGGTGCCGGATAATGCAGTCAGCATGGTCGGCACTCTTGCCCCGAGCATGGTGCAGCGGCTGTCCGGGTGAGTGCTTATCGTTGCCCGCCTTGCTAAGCTTTGCAACCTCAGCCAAAGCCGCCGGGAAGTAAAATAACATGCCCTCTGCAAGCGGGATGCCCTTACGTGCAGCACTATCAGTGGGGAGATGCATATCGCTCATTTTGAACTCCGCTCAGTAATTTTGTTAAATACTCGCCGCAGGATGTAACCACGTGCAATGCTGATGAGTGTGAAGATCACACCCATGTGAAATGCAGTGGCACCGCTGATGGGCATACCAAACATTGGCAAAATAACCATATTGGCACACCAGTTGATGCTAAACCCAACAAGAGTATTAGTAACGGTCTCAAAAACCGACCCACGCTTACTCTGCGACACAACCTTAACTGGCTTACCGTAGTCTGCAGTTTCCATAATTTTTCCTCAGTTGACTAACACGTGTTTTGTGTCCTGCACCTTCGTGCGCCCACGGGACCAAGCCCCGCAATCATTGCACTTATACCGATTGTATACACTGACCTGGGTGTGCCGCAACCCCCTCTGCTGTACATTTTCTGACCCGCAGTTGGGGCAGCTGTGGCCGTCGTGACCGTGATGGAACACACCAAGATTTTGTGCGCCCTGGAACCAACCACGCAATTCAGAGTACATGCTCTCCATGGCCAGAACATCTACAACATTATACTTTTTCATTTCCTCCCAAGCCGCAAGGTTCCCCTTCTGACACTCACGCCAGAGCGCCTTGCCGGCGAACTTTCCGTGGTCAAGCTTACGGAGCCCATCATCTCCGAAGTGTGTGCTTAGATACGCCAGCTTGTGGCTAGTGTGTGCAAAGCACTTACGTGACTCAATCAACGTATCAACAATCCTAGTGTCTGGGATTGGTGGCAGCTTGTTCATCGACATCCGCGCACGGATCTTTCGGATGTCAAACTTCTTGCCATTGTGTGCGACTGCAACATCAGCCACCGTCAACACCTTGGCAAGACCTACACATAGGCGCTTATCTTTCGTTGGGTTGCTCTGCTCGCGAAGGTCATCATATAAGACCGTGTTAACCCCCTGCCACTTGGCACAGTAGCTAAGTATATTCCAGTCTTGCACAATGTCATCATACGCAACAAACTGCTTACCAATACCCCATGCCTGAACCAGCATCAAGGATGTTTCGATGTCAATGTGTACAATCTTTGGGCCCGCCGCAGGTGCCAAGGCCACAAAGTCCTTCACACTTGAGGTAACTACCGTTTTAGTCTTCTTCACATTTTTTCCTTTTGTTGGCGGAGGCCTTTCTGGCCCTTGCATTGCGGAGGATACGTTTTTCCTCTACAGTTTTGTGTGACGGGTGTAGCAGATTTGTTACGTTGTCCTCATGAGTCCTGAGGTAGCTAGCAAGCCCCGCACAAAATTGTATCAGCCTTGCAAATACCCCATACCGCTTTGCATTATTTTCGACAAGCCCTAGCACAGAATTGCAGCCTCTGTGAAGCACGCCACGTATGGCCCCTGTGCTATGGTTGTGGTCTAGACAACCATCTAGGGGTGCCTTGTCACCTAGTTTGCCTTGGCAGATGGCACACCTGCCGCCTTGAAGCTCGGCAATAGCTTGCCGGATGACTGCAATCTCTCTTGTGCTTATTCTCCGTGGCTCATCCATACTCAGGCTCTCCCAAGCTGTTGTGCCAATTTGTCAACCATCTGTGCCGCCGCCTCACGCACCTCTGAGGGATAATCTGCAATCTTGAGAAAATCCGTCGGCGATGCAATACTATCTGTCCTCATCCACAGCAGCGCAGCTTGCTCAACAAAGTGAGATGCCCACAAACTTTTCATTCTCTGTTTGTACAGACCTATAACAGCTGTCATTGCATCCTGATTGGATGTTGTGCCTTGCAGTGTCTTTTCTGCTACCACTTCGCCGCAACCTGGGAGACCTACAATGTTGTCAGCCTGGTCCCCCATGATCATCTGCAACCAGAAAAACTTGTGCCCATACTGCTTGCCTGCAAACATCTGGTCATATGTACCTGGCTGTATCTCAACCACTTGCAGTGTCTTCCATACAATATGCAGACCTGCAAACATCCTGAAATCCTTGTCCGCCGACATGACTGCACCCGGCCGGCCCAGTGTGTAGGCTGCCTCAGTGCAGTACGCAATACCATCGTCCGCCTCGCGATCCTGCCAAATTTTCACCCGGAACAATGGTCCGTCGTATCCCTCAAGCCACTGCCGCAGATGCTCCCAGTTTGCAGGCTTTTGCCCTGACTTGCGCTGGCCTTGGTAAGTCTTTGACGTGCTGCTGCCTGCTGCAATTACAAACCTGTGGCCCTTAGTGCAGTTACTTGCAGACAGATGCACAATTGCCCGATCTGCCCCTGCTGCCTGCATGCCACTCTGGATCCTATCTACAGCAGCCCTCTTTGCCTCTGACGGGGATGTGGTGTCATTGCCGGAGCAGTAGTATGCAAGGTAATCACCGTCCACATGCAGCGGCATGCCAGCAACCGTTGGCCGGTGTTGTGTAAGAGGCATAGGGTTAAGACGTGCCTGGGCCTCAATCCAGGCACGCTGCTTATCTGTTAGCATTTTAATCCCTGTTAAATCAGGTCTAGGTCTGGCTCATCTCCAACAATAGCCGTGTCTTCCAACACCTTGTCAAGTGACTTCTCAATATCCTTGCCTGCTGCGCCCTTATCAACAAGTGCTGAAATCGGACAGGTGTGCCAGTCCTCAGCAGAGCGGATCATCTCCTGCAGAACATTTTTGCTGCGCGGCTTGCTGTCACCAGTTTCGCTGCTATCAGAATCATATGTCCCAGGAATGTAGATGCTTTCCCACATCTCCATATCTGCAATGTCCCAAATGAACACTTTCAGTTCAGTCAGAGGTTCTGGCACTGCAACGGGGACAAACTCGCCGTCTTCTGTTTCCCGCTCAGCCTTCCGGATATTGACAAGTTGTGGATATACATTACCGGACTTGCTTGTCTTGTGCTCAACATCGCCCAGGAAAGCTGCACCCAGCAACTCTGCCATGGTGGTTGCCTTGTCACCATGTGCCTTGCGCAGCTGCATGAAGGTCTTGTAGTAAGTGGCCTTTTCATTAAGCGAGTAGTTCATATTCAACGTGATCCGGTGCGGGATACTCTCACCATTAACTTCCTTTGGTGTCCAATTCTTTCCAGACAGCTCAAACACTAGCCGGACTTTCTTGTTCTTCTTCCCAGCAAACTCTCCAGATTTCTCAGTGTGTGTGCCTAGTTCAAAGTAACCAACGAATCGGAGACGGGCACCCCGCCCAGCCTCAGGTGGCTTGTAGCCCCCACCCTTTGACGGCTTGGTCATGTCAGGGCCCACCGCCTTTGCCTTGGCAATCTTTTCAGCCAACTTGCTTGCAAAATCGCTCATGTTTATTTCTCCTCTTTGTTGAAAGTGTTGTTAATCTGCTTTCGGTACTCTGGCACTAAATCTTTCCAGCCATCGGGGCCTTCACCCTCATCGGCCATGCTTGGGCCAATGCTAGTCTCTGACGGCACATCAATATGCAGCTTCCAGTCAAACTGGTGCTCAATGTATCTGCTGGCCTCTTCCATACATGCATGCAATAACGCCATGCTCTCTTTTGACACTTCGGGCGCCGAGTCAATATACGCCGCATCGTGCACAGTGTTGACAATCAATGACCTCCCACCAAAGTTGCCGCGGGAATACCACTGCTGCAAAATCAATGCCATCGCTGCCTTCATCCACTCCCCGCCGGTTCCTTGCACCGGGTAATTCTTCGTCGTTGTGCTGCTAAAGGTCAGCTGCACACCCTCACGCTCCCACAACCACTTAGGGGCCTGAGTCTGGTACATGGTGTACCTCTTACCATCAGGCGTCCGGAAGTAGGACTTGCCAAGGTTAAGAGACACACCGACTTCATAGCTTGACGCAATGTACATCTTGCTAGGCACAATGTTGCGCTCTAGCTCCTTCAGGGTCCTGTTGTTGTATTCAGGGATACCTGGGTACATCTCATCCTCAATCTTGATCAGGTCCTTTACCTCATCAACTGTCATACCCGTGATGGCTGCAATCGATGTCGCGCCAGCCCCGTACGCGCGTGCGAAGGAAAATCCCTTGGCCTTGCTGCGCTTCCTTGACCACTCCGCATGCTCTGGGTGCTGCTTGTCTTTTGCCCGTGCTACCACATACTCATAGCTAACGCCCTCTTTCTGGCTTACTCGCTTGCAGTGCATGTCTAGCCCTGCCCTAAGGTCTGCTATCAACCCCTTGTCGCCGCTCAGGTTTGCCTGCACATAGATCTCAAGTGCTGTGAAGTCAGACTGCACAATACTGCCACCAGAGAAGCGGCTTGTAAACAGTGTCTTTACCTCTGACTTATCCCCCTTTGGTAGGTTCTGCAACGATGGATTCGCGCTTGACAAACGCCCCGTAACGGTGTTCACCATTTGCAACTGGTGGTGCACAACCCCATCAGCCCCAACTAATGACAGCATCCCCTTAGTCTCACCTGTTTCGGGGTCCACTGTGTAGTAGTACGTCCCAAGGTCCTTGGTTATCCTGGCCTGTGCTGCATACTGCTGGACAAACTCTGGCGCATCCTCCCAGCTTGCAAGTGCCTGCGTTACCTCCTCACCTGTCTTGTATTGCCCTGGTACGGAGCCCTGCCACTCAGGCAAAGGCACCACAAACCCTGGGAATATGTACTCCCTCTCTACCACAGACATCTTTGGCTTGCTGAGATCTGGCACCTTCACCTTCTTGGTCTTTGGCAGGCCCTTGCTTTTCCCACCTGCATACCTGTCAATCTGATAGTACAGCTCCGACCCCTCAACAACCTTCTCAGGCGCAACCAAGTCTCCATCCTTGGTGATGTACATTTTCACATCTTGCTTGGCAAACAGCAACTCCCCTGCCTCATCCCTGGATTGCTCCCTGGACTTGTATTTTACAGCACCGCCGAACAACAGTGCTGACCTTTGCTTTGGCGATGCCCAGTTGAACTCAAATGGCAGGTCCTCTGGCAATCCCTTGTTGACCTGATCAGAGAGACACACCAGCTTAGCCAACAGCTGCTGGCGGATCTCCTCGCCTTTTGCCACATCAACATACATCCCGTTTAGCTCTGCCTCGACAGTGTACAGCAGGGCAGCATTATTGAGAGTGATAGATGCGATTTGACCTCTCTCCTTTGCCAGCTTCAGCTGCCCCCGGAAAATGTTGGCAGTGTTTCCAATGTCTCCTAGGTTATCCTCGCCTGTTCCCAGTAGGTAATCCATCAACATGTCAGGGTCGATTTCGCCTGTGTCTATGCCATTTTCCCAGCACGCCTTGACCGCATGGTCTTTGCAGCTTCCGCCATACAACGGTGCGACATCATCCATGCTTGCAATCTGCCACTCTTGTGCCATGCCCTGTAGCAGGTACTCCGCCAACTGACAATCCCATACCTTGCCACCATCTGTGACCCATTGCATCCAGGCGGTGTGGTTTTCCTTGTCACGCAGAGCATACAGCAGATCGAACTTGATGTTATAGCCAACCAATACTCGGCAGTTATTGAGGATGGCACGGAACCAGTCCTTAGGTATGCCCGTCACAGCCTTGTGAAATCCCTTGCTCTCCTGCCAAGATCTGCCAAAGCCTACAGCCCAGATGTCATTCTGGACATCAAATGGCGAGGCCTTGCGTTTGTGCAGCGTCCTGATTCCTGTCTCTAGGTCCCATGCCAACCAGCCCCGCTGGTGCATTGGCAGTGGTGTGCCTGTGCTAAGTTCAAGTGTCATACATCCTCGCTGCCTCATCCAGTGTCATTACCCGGCAGATGTCCGGTGCAAAGTAGCACTCTGCATTAGGGTTCATACGCCGCCCCTCAAGTCGCAGTTTGTTTTTCGGTATCCCCAGAAATCTAGAGTTCGGCTTATCCTTTGTGCTGCCCCACATCACAATCGCTTCACATGCACCTGCCTTGGCGGTCTTGCTATCCTTTAGCATCGACATATCGGGAGCTGCCAGCCCCTCACCTGCGGCACTGATCTGCGACGTATTGATGGCTGCATACCCCTCAATACTAGCATAGTCTCGCACCCAGCGGTATAGCTCTTCAAGCACCTCATCCGTGCGCTCACCACCGTTGATCTTGCTGCCTGTGAACTTAACGTTGTCAAGCATGTCAAAGACCACGAGACCAGCATTGTGCTTTCGGATCAGCTTAAGAATGTCTGTCGTACTGTACTGATGCACTGACAGAACCAAAGCCCGGTCGAACAGATCCTTCCCTCCAAATGCCTGGTGCAGGGCCGATTCTAACACACCCTGCTCATGCATGTCAAGCATCTGAGAATACGTGATCCCCAGTGCTGCCTGGTACAGCCGGCGGCGAATGTTCTTGGTGTCTCCTTCGTTGTTCAGCCACAGGAAGGATTTCCTCTGGTTGGGAAAAACAGTGTCTAGCTGAGGGATCATCTGAGATACCTCGCTGGCGACGGTACTAGTGTTATGAGTCACTGTAAAGTCCCCCAGAAGGAACAGGTGGTCGCCATCGAGTGAGAACCCCGCATAGTCTCCGTATCCAATTGCTTCCACCGTGATACCAAAGTGCAGGCCCTTGCGCTTCGGTGGCACCGTCGTTGTATATCGCCTACGAGCAAGCCGTGTCTGAAGCTCTGCAAGACACTCACTTCCAATAACAACTCGATTGTACCAGTCGCCGGTGTCCTTGGTGCCGACTGCCTTGTTAAAATGCTTGTGGCTTGTTGCATGGTACCCAAGCGACCTTGCCAGATGCAAGTACCCCTCCCGCAAGCTATCCAGCTTCGTTGTTATTTCCACACCGGTTGCCGTAACATATCCGTCACTGTCAACCAGGCCCGCGAGAAGCTCCAGGCGCTGCTGCCTGTCACCACACAGATACTCATATGGTATGTGCTTGTTTCCAAACACGCCCAATGCCTGCAAGTCACCTCTGAAGCTACACCTCGACCATGCATAGGTTTTTCCCCTGTAGCACTTGCTGTGCGGTCCGTAGTGGTCGGCGAAAGCTTGTACAACCTCCGCATCCATAGTGGTTATAGCGGGAGACTTACTTGTTCCATCCCCCAGCCACAGACCAAGAAGGTACGCGGGCATACGCTGTTCCTTGGTGCTGAAGTCTTGTCCTGCCTTCCAGCCCTTGTATCGATGCTTCCTACCTTCCGGCCAACTCAGGTATTCAACCACGTTGACATTCAGTATGTCACCTGTCTTGTGCTTAGTTCCTTCCGTCTTGCTTCTCTTTAGCGACAGGATGTGCGCAGAGTTAACCACATAGGACTCGCCCCACGGGTAGCTCACTTTGTATAGCTGATCCTTGCCGGTTGTCGTCCCAAGCACAGTTCGTGCACCGGACACGCCTGCAACCATATCACCTATTTGCACATCCTCAACCTTCTTAATCGTCCCATCTGCCATCAGGATAGGCGTTCCTAACCCGAGGCACTTTCCTTGATCTGGACGCGCAGCCCAAATGATGCTGTCGCCGGGGCGAAGTGGCCGCATGCTCTCCTGCAAGTGCTTGAGTCGCCAGTGGAACCCAGCATCTGCTTCCTCCCGCCCGAACAGATCATCAAGGCCGGATGACTCAACCGGGTCTGCCTCGATCTTATTCAGCCGCCCCTTGTATTTCTCGGTTGCAGCTGCAATCAGCTGATCCAGATCCTGGGTGTTGCTCTCTGAATTCCAGGCTTCAATCGCTTTCAGTGTGTCGAGACTGAGCGCCTGCTGAAGATACACATTCGCAAGAGTCCCTGCCAGCACAGGATCCACAGGACCTACCAGATTTTTTACCAGTGCAGAAACCAAAACCCTGGTGTCCGCATCCTTGTTTGCCAACACCGCCATTTCCAGCCAGGTAAGCCAGGCATCCAGGTCGCTGATCTGCTGCGCCTCTGGGTGCTCGCGGTAGTACCTTGCCTGGGCCTTCCAAATCATGAGGCTGTACTGGTCAAGAGACTCCGCCGGCACAACCTCATATAAATTCGTATGCTGCTGCCTGTTCAATCCAAGGCGGAGCAGGCTTGTAGTGTGGTCACTCAATGTATCACCTCGTCTAATATTTTGCGGATCTGGTGCCGATTGTACACCTTGGGGTCGTTCTCTGTCAACACATTGTGGCATTCCAGTCCATAGGCCCTCAACTGCTTCAGGATAGCCTGTGCTGCCTGCTGGCCTGGGTTTGCACCTGAGCTGTGATTGGTATCATTGTCGAGCCACACGACCACAGGCTTTCCCAGCTCTAGCAGCCTGGCTGCATGGCGTGGGTGAAGCTTGGTGCCCAGCAATGGCCAAGCCTCGCAAACCATTCCGACCTTGAACGCGGATATAGCATCCTCTGTCAATACAATGTAACTCCCACGCCCCTTGCCATACATGACCAGTAATCCTCTCTTATCGGTTGGTGCGCCTAGCCACTTTGGCTTGGCTGTCTGCGATCTGGCTTGCCAGTATGCCAGCCTGCCAGCTGAATCATATAGTGGCAATACGAGCCTGTCAAGTGGCTGGCTATAATAAATGCCAAGCTCTCTAATCCTTGGTGCGTGCAATCCGTGCCGGTAGCACCAGAAGGCCAACTCAGCCGGCCATTGTGCCGGGTCAGTGCTGGTGCACTCCGGCAGCTCCGCCGTCACATGCTGCTGTGCATCCTTGGAATTCAACCGCCTGAGCATATCCTCTGGTGATTCACTGGCCTTTTGCGACCCGTATGCGCCACATCTGTGGCAGTATGCAGACATCTCTTTTCCGTCGCGGTACAGCCCTAGCGTGCCTGCTGAGCCTGAGCCGCATTCTGCATGTCTTCCAGTTGCCCGCGTGCGACCACCGACCAGCATGGTCTGCGCCTGAGACAACCAGGCGGCATCATCCATTCTGGTCGCCATGGTCAATCACTCCAAGCAGTTCTGACTCGCAGAGGATAACTCGCCTTTGCTTAACTTAACATAAACCGTATCGCCGGCAACAATCACTAAGCCCTTGTGATAGATTCCGGTGACTTTCCGCGTGTACAGCCGGTCCGTGTCTCCAAAATCAGGGTGCCCAAGCACCCCAGACAAAATTGCGCACTGTCCAAGGACAGGTTCAAAAACTGCGCGCTGGAATCGTACAACGGTCATAATGGTCGCCCCTCTAATGCATCATATCCGTATGGAATGTCTTCACTGCTATCTATCCAGATAGCTATATGCCATCGAGTGCCGGAGAGTGCGTGCCACTCACCCGCCTCATATTGAGGGCAGCATTCATACCAGGCCCATGCCCCACAGCGGCTAATAGCCAGGTAATTCGCCCACGATGGTGCGTTTTCCCAGTCAGGCTTCATATCAAAACACCCCGTCGAAATTTGCGTTCTTCATTCCCATGTTGTATGCCATCTCCATTACATCCAGGACGCCCTCATGAGGAACTAAGTGTGCCTGTGCAGCATATCTGTCCTGCTGATAAGTGCCCAAAGTAGCAGCGATGTCGGGGTTCTTCTCCACCATGTCTCGAATCTTGATGATAAAAATGTTGCGCAGGTCGGATTTTAGCATTGTAGTATCCTCAATCAAAAATTTCGCCTTGCAGCACGCCATCCCTGAGGCGGTATGAGGTGTAAGGGAGCACACCATCCCTGCCCACGATACCAGACCAACTATGCATGATCTTGCCTGAACCTGACCTTTCTACGAGAAACAATGCGGCACCTACACTGCCCGATACCTCACCGTTAAAGCCAGATGCAATCGCCACGCCGGCAGCGCCATTTGCAAATGCTGCTGAGTCCTTGCCAGTAGCTACGGCGGTGCCCCCGGCAGATGATGTAGCCTGCGCAGTTGCACCATCTGAGCTCGCCACCGCCACGCCATTTTTCGCCAATACCTTAGCACTTCCTCGTGGGCCTGTGCAGACAGCCACTGCACCTGGTGCCAGGCCATTAGCCACTGATCCAGTTCCCATAGCCGCCGCCACACCATCATCAAAGGCAGTGCATGCAATCTGTTTGCTGCCCAGGTCCTGTGACTTGCTGCTTGCCTGATTTAGTGCAGACCTCAGGTGTTGCACCATGTCACGGAGCTGGGCATTCGCCGAAGCCTCTTCCGCCAGCAGTTCCTCAGCCATCCAAGCCTTATTGACCTTGCCAACAGCAGCAGACACCGCTGATGCCTCTTTATCAAAGCCCATTTCCAGCAGGAGCTCAGCAGATTTCACAAGATCCTCTTGCAGTGTCATTTCATTCTCCCAAATGAGATACGAATAGGGCCGACCCACAAAACTTTCTGGCGGCGAAGTAACAATACCGTCAGCCACTCGCGGGCGATTGTGCTTGAGTGATACGAAATTTTCATGTCAGTCTCCTAAGAGTTTTACTAGCGTCCGGGTTTCGTGCGCCACCACATAACGATACGCAGGGACGACGAGTTGTTGTGCTGCGGAATTCCTATAGGCCGCGAACCTTTGTGCCGATTTACGGTCTGGAAACCGGCCTGTGTAGTAATCCATGCCGAACTCTCGACCATTTCCAACGGCATGAAATGGTTTGTCATCCCAGTTAAGTGGCGAGCCAATGACGACCCAGCCTGCTGTGTTTGCGAGGTACATAGCCGCAATCTTGTCCCAGAGCTGGTGCAGACGGTAAAGCACCATGGGCATATTCATTTTGACACCGTCTTGGTAAGGTCCTTGCAGCCGCCGTTGCGTTTGATAAAGCTTGACACCTCAGCAACAAATTCTGGCGAGGACTGGTAGTCCAGGTAATCAAACGCATCTTCCGCAATGGCAAGCGCATATTCATTCTCAACCCGCACATGGAGTTTGCTCCCTACCTGGCGGCCGAACGCGTTAATGTACCCAGTAATTTGTTGAAATTCGTTCATTGTTCGTAATCCTCATTTGGTGGGTTGGTGGATGTAGAGTCTCATGAATCTTCGGGCCTGTCAAGCCCCTAGAACAACAAAATTCTTAACGGTTAACGGTCCGTGGGTTGAAACGTATGGTATCTGGCTTTTGCGGCTGCGCGGGCCTGGGCGGCTTCTTCTAAGGTATCAAAGTAGCCTAGGTGGATGAGCTTGCCTTGTACCCGGATACGTGCCTTCCATTTCTTGGCATGTTTGTCCCAGAACACACCCGGAACACCAGAGGTATTGTTCTTGTATTTCCCCTTGTTTTGATGGTTTTCTGCATTGCTGCATTCGCGAAGATTATCAATCTTGTTGTTGGTCTTGCAACCATCGATGTGGTCTAAGTGTTGGCTTGGCCAGTTGCCAGTAGACAGCAGCCAGGCTAGGCGGTGGGCTAGGTATTGCTTGCCATGTACCCGCACCTGTAGGTAGCCACCGCTGGCAGGACACCCAGCAACATCACCAACCGCGATCCTCCTCGCCTTAGCAACCTTCCACGTCAGCTGGCCTGTTTCTGAATCATACGACAGCAGTTTGCTAGCTTCCTCGAACGTTAAAGCATTGTTTTCACTCATATTTCTCAATCTCCAATGTCGTGGCGGATTGCCACGATTGGGATCGTGGCACATCTTTATCGGTTTGTCAAATAGCTTCCAGCTTCTTAATTTAGCATGCTTTCATTTGCGAGGTGCGGGCCAAAGTAGGATGAGTATCGCCGCAATGATAAATCCTGCAATCAGGCTGCGCAATCCCATGGTTACAACGTTTTCTAGGTAGTTGATCACGATATCAACAATCGTCATCTATGGTCTCCCTGTCATTTAATTGAAGTTGATGGGACGAAAAGCTGCGTTCCCGTCCCTGGAAACATAACCTGTGTGACGTCCTTGCCCTTGTCCCGGTACAGAACAACTGGTTCCGCTGGCTTCTGAACACATTCTCGGGATAGAACAAAGGCCTCGCCCTTTCCCGGCGCTGCAATCACTTCCTGTACATACTCCGGGCCTACGCACGCGATGCTGCCGTAGTACCTAGCCTTCTTGGTGCCTGGGTTTGCCATGTAGGTAGCAGTATTGGTATTTATGACTGCCGCTACGTCGGTACTCTTGTCATCTACGGTGATGGCATAGGCCAGGCCGATTGCGCCAATGTAGATCAATGCGATTTTTCCTAATGTCAGTTGCATTTCAGCGCCCTCTCTATCTGTGTTGGCCTCAAGTCTACACGTTTCCTACGTCATGTAAAGGAACTGCGTCACACTTCCGACATTTGCTCAAGCTGTGCGCTGATAACCTTGATTTGGTGTTTCAGCAACTCCACGCGTAGGCGTCCATACTCCGTGTCCAAGTCCCAGAAGTCGCCCCCATAGAGATCACCGCCAAACACAGCGTCATAGATCTTTTCGGCCAATGATCCTTCATCCGCAATGGTACCTGCAGCTACAAGCCTGGACAACTCTGACAAGCTCTCTTCAGGAGCAGGAACTGGAAAAATGACATCCCCAGAATAGTGCTGCCATGACTTGGATGCATCGGACAAAATACGTTGCGCCTGCTTACCCAGTGTTACCTGGGCCTTGGTGACATAGTGCCTATATTTTCCCACTAGCTGTTTGTAAACCTGGGAACAGATTGTCTGGTTGAAGGCGTCCTCACCTGGAAAACTGGCATCTAGCTGCGATTGCACCTCAAGAAGGGCAGAAAGAACGCTGCTAAGCATATGTTTTTCTTCAGATTTTAGTTCGGCCATTCTCCTCTCCCAAAGTTTGGTGCTGTGCCTTGGCCAGTTTTATCGCCGCCAAGGCTTCGTCAATAGATGAAAAGTACCCAAGATGTGTTCGCCTGCCGTCTACGCTAATGCGCACTCGCCATCGGCCATTCTTTTCACGTGTCAGATATGACCTCATGTCCGAACCTTGAAAGTGTGAACAGGCACTGCCGAATAGAGATCGAGCTGGCAAGCAACCGTAACAGCTTGCTTTGCGTCTAAACCCAAATGCATGGCAGTGATTGCATATGGTGCACCCGAGCCAATGGCGTCGCCCGGCCACATGCGAGACCATGATCCATCCGCGCTAAAGAAGCAGCCGGTTTTGTCGAGCCGGACAAATTGTGCACGTTCCTGGCCGTCCTTATCAACATTCACGGCCGGGTCTTCCCCCGCCAAGAATCGAGACACTGCATCTTCCAGCAGCTCGACTTCGCCGGCAACCATAATAACGCCACCACCTGGTAGACGTGTATATTTCTTCATCTTTCCCTTGATATTACCAGATGTAACTTGGCTATCGCAGGCGAGTGTTTTTCCATCAAAGGCGAGGGTTGTCATCAGAATTTCTCGTAAGTTGTTGATTATATTGGTCAAACATGCGCGATCCCAACTACTTCATAATCGTTGTATTCATCTTCCGGCAAGGATGCAATGAAAGACTCTGCATCTTCTTCCTTTGCTGCATACCCGATAATCGTACCCGTGTCATATGCGCCAAGATAGTATTTTATTAGAT